GGAGAAAAGGTGATTAATACTGAAGTTATAAAAAATGAACAAAGTTTAAGAAAATTGATTATTAAAAATTTAAATAAAGAAATTCATCCATCTACAAAACCAAGTGTAGATTTTATTTATACTATATTAGAAGAAGCATATAAATCGGGTATGCCATATGATTTAACTGATTTAAGATCAAAAGTATTAAGCTTTGCTATGAATAGCACAAATCAAGCAAAGTACTGTATTCATTTAGTTGGAAAAATGCAGTTTAAATCAGAAGAGATTAGTCTTGATAAAGGTACATATACCGAGGATGAACTAGTATTTTTTGACGCTGAGGTTTTTCCAAATTTACTAGTTATTTGTTGGAAAAAAGAAGGTCTTAATAATCCTGTAAATGTTATGATTAACCCGTCGTCCCAAGATGTTGAAAAATTATTTAAAATGAAGCTTATTGGCTTTAATAATCGACGCTTTGATAATCATATTCTTTATGCTCGTTATGTTGGTTATGATCTTGGAGAAATATATAAAATTACAAAAAGAATTATTGGAAATGGTGGTTCGGCAGGTTTATTTGGAGAAGCTTATGGATTATCATATGCTGATATTTATGATTTCTCATCGATAAAACAATCATTAAAGAAATTTCAATTAGATTTGGGAATTCATCATCAAGAATTAGGTATTCCATGGGATGATCAAATTACAGATGAACAAGCTCCATTAGTTATAGAATATTGTATGAATGATGTTATTTCTACTGAAGCAGTATTTAATGATCGTAAGCAAGATTTTATTGCTAGACAAATTCTTGCTGATCTAAGTGGTTTAACAGTTAACGATACAACGCAGCAACATACCGCGCGCATCATATTTGGCAATGATCCAAAACCACAAGAGAAATTTATTTATACAGATCTAAGTAGTATGTTTCCAGGTTATAAATATGATAGTGGTGTTAGCACTTATAAAGGAGAAATTACTGGAGAAGGTGGTTATGTTTATTCCGAACCAGGCTATTATGAAAACGTGGCTTTACTAGATGTTGCATCTATGCATCCAACTAGTATTAAAGAATTAAATTTGTTTGGTATATATACAGATAATTTTAATCAATTGATGAATGCTCGTTTAGCTATTAAGCGAAAACAATACGATAAAGCTAAAGCAATGCTAGGTGGTGTATTAGAAAAATATTTAACATCACCGGAACAATCTGAAGCCTTGTCATATGCATTAAAGATTGTTATTAATATTGTATATGGCTTAACATCAGCATCCTTTTCTAATAAATTTAAAGATCCTCGAAATATTGATAATATCGTAGCAAAAAGAGGCGCTTTATTCATGATTGACCTAAAACAAGCTGTTCAGGAAAAAGGCTTTCAAGTTGTACATATTAAAACTGACTCTATAAAGATACCAAATGCTACTTCTGAGATTATAGATTTCATATTTGCATTTGGTGAAAAGTATGGGTATAAGTTTGAACATGAAACAACCTTTGAGAAATTTTGTTTAGTGAATGATGCTGTATATATTGCTAAAGATGAAAAAGGAAAATGGAAAGCAACAGGAGCTGAATTCGCACATCCTTATATCTTTAAAACTTTATTTAGTAAAGAACCAATAACGTTTGAGGATATGTGTGAAACTAAAAGCGTGACAACCGCATTATATTTAGATATGAATGAAGGTCTTTCTGAAGATCAGCATAATTACGTTTTTATTGGAAAGACTGGATCTTTTTGTCCAATAAGATCGGGATGTGGCGGAGGAATTTTACTTCGTGAAAAAGAAGGAAAATATGATTCGGCAAACGGGACTAAAAATTATAGATGGTTGGAAAGAGAAGTGGTTAAAAAGTTAAATAAAGAAGATGATATAGATTTAAATTATTTTCGTGAATTAGTAGATGATGCAATTGATCATTTATCTAAATTTGTAAATTTTGATTTATTAAGAGATTAAAGGAGAAATAAAATGGATAACAAAAAAGTAGTAGATGTAATAACGATTGAAAATGCAACTATTGGTTTTCGTAATTTTTCTGGAAAAGAAAATCAATTCAATCCAAAAGGAACTAAAAGTTTTTGTGTCTTTTTAGATGAGGATTTTGCTACTAGACTTCAAAAAGATCGATGGAATGTAAAGTGGCCAAAGGATCCAAGACCTGATGATACTCGAAAACCATATTTACCTGTTGGTGTTAATTTTGATAATTTTCCACCAAAAGTAGTTATTATTAAAAATGATAAAAAGTCTGAATTAAATGATGAGGATATTCACATCCTTGATTGGGTTGAAATAAAAAATGTTGATATTATTATTCGTCCTTATAATTGGTCGAATAATGGTAAGGCTGGAGTAAAAGCATATTTAAAAACAATGTATATTACAGTTGTTCAAGATGCATTTGAAGCAAAGTATGAGAGTGTTCCCGATATTTCATCCCCTTCAGATGACCACTATCCAGATCTCCCTTTTTAAACATCAAGAACTTGCCATAGAAAAATTAAAGACCGGCTCCATCTTATGTGGTGGAGTCGGTTCTGGCAAATCATTGACTGCAATAATGTATTATTTTAAAAAAGAATGCGGCGGTGAAATTGATGAGTTATTAAAGGGTCTTTTACTTATGAAAAGTCCAAAAGATCTTTATATCATAACCACCGCAGCAAAAAGAGATACCTTCGATTGGGAACACGAATGTTCAAAATTTGATTTATCAAAAGATAAGTCTTCTAATATAAATAATGTGCATTATGTAGTTGATTCTTGGAATAATATAAAAAAATATGTAGATGTTAAAAATTCTTTTTTTATATTTGATGAACAAAGAGTTGTTGGATCAGGTTCATGGGTAACATCCTTTTTAAAAATAGTAAAACAAAATAATTGGATATTGTTATCGGCAACTCCAGGGGATACTTGGATGGATTATATTCCTGTTTTTATAGCTAATGGCTTTTATAAGAACAGAACTGAATTTATTCGTCGACATGTTATATTTAATAGATTTATTAAGTTTCCTAAAGTGGATCGCTATGTAGATGAGGAGCGACTTAATAAAATAAAAACATTTCTTTTAGTTAACATGCCATATCAAAAACCATCTATAAATATTATTAAAAATATTGAAGTTAGTTATGATAAAGATAAACTTAAAGTTGTATTAGATAGATGGAATCCATACACTAATAGTCCAATTAAAAATGTTAGTGAATTTTGTTACACTTTACGAAGGGTAGTGAATAGTGATTCTAGTAGACTTTTTGCTATTCGAAAACTTATATCTGAACATGGAAAGATTATAGTTTTTTATAATTTTAATTATGAATTGGAAATATTAAGAAATTTATATTATGATCCAGATTTAGGCGTTAGTGAGCATAATGGGCATAAGCATGAAGAAATTCCTAAAACACAAAGCTGGGTATATATTGTTCAGTATTTATCTGGTGCTGAAGGATGGAATTGTATTGAGACTAATGCAATTGCTTTTTATTCTTTAAATTACTCATATAGAATAATGACACAAGCTGCCGGTCGTATAGATAGATTAAATACTCCATTTACAAAATTATATTACTATAACTTAAAATCAAATTCAGTTATAGATAATGCTATATCGTTAGCTTTACAAAATAAAAAGAATTTTAATGAATCTGATTTTTCATTTGGAGAAAAATAATGTGGTTTATAAAAAAGTTAAAAAAATATCGTCAACAAAAACAATGTGAAAAAGATAAAAAGATTTTTAATGCAGGATATGATGCTCGAAAGAATAATATACTCGTTAATCCATATTTAAAAGGAAGCGTTTCTCATAGTATGTGGAATCTTGGATGGAAAGTTGCTGATATTTTTATTGATGATAATGATTTAAAAGTTATTTAATATCCTCGCATATAAAACATAGAGCATTATAGAAGGAGAGTGCGATGTAACTCTCCTTTTATTTTTTGGAGATATCATGAAAGAATCATCATTTAAACAAAAATTAATTTTAGAAATTGAAGAATTATTTCCCGAGTGCCTCATATTAAATAATGATGCTAATTCTTTACAAGGTATTCCAGATTTGCAAATTCTTAATGGAGATAAATGGGCTATGCTAGAAACAAAGAGAACAACTAGCGCCTCTCGAAGAGCAAATCAAGAATACTATATAACGTTATTTAATCATATGAGTTATGCGTCATTTGTATATCCAGAAAATAAGGAGCAGGTGTTAGATGAACTTCAATCAGCACTCCGATCTACTCGGAGAACACGCGTATCTATCGGGAAGTAAATATCATTGGATAGGTTATGATGAGGATAAATTCATTTCCTCATATAAGAAATATTTATCTATTCAAAAAGGAATAGCATTTCATTCTTTAGCCAAACAATGTATTGACTTAGGAGTTAAATTACCAAAATCAGCAAAAGCATTTAATCAGTATGTTAACGATGCTATTGGCTATCGTATGGCAACAGAACAAGTTTTATTTTATAGCTATAATGCTTTTGGTACTGCTGATGCTATTTCTTTTAGAGATAAGCTATTGCGAATTCATGATCTAAAGACTGGTGTGTCACCAGTCTCATTAAAACAATTAGAAATTTATGCTGCTCTTTTTTGTTTGGAATATCAACATGAACCAAAGGATATAAACATAGAACTACGTATTTATCAAACTGATAACATTGTTGTACATTCTCCTGAACCAGAAGATATTATTTTTGTTATGGATAAGATTGTTATATTTGATAAAAAAATCGAAATTCTTAAAATGGAGGAGTAATCTATGGGTATTGATAATGAAGAAAAAATAGTACATTATGGAACTCCTCGTCATAGTGGGAGATATCCATATGGTTCTGGAGAAGACCCCGAGCAAAGAGAAAAATCTTTTTTAGGAAAAGTAAGGGATTTAGAAAAAAAAGGTTTAAGCGAAACAGAAATAGCAGAAGGTTTAGGAACAACAACGACCTATATTAGAAAAAGAAAAAGCATTGAAAAAGCAGAAAAAAGAGCTGCTGATTCAGCAACTGCTCAACGATTAAGAGAAAAAGGGTTATCCAATGTTGCTATTGGACAACGAATGGGAATTAATGAATCCTCAGTAAGAGCATTGCTTAATCCAATGTTAGTTGAAAGAGCTAAACTTGCTGAAAACATATCTAAAACTTTAAAAGAAAATATGGGCGATAAAGGTTTTATTGATATTGGTAGTGGAACAGAAGCTCATTTAGGAATATCAAAAACTAAATTAGATGTTGCAGTAGCTAGATTAGAAGAAGAAGGATATCAAGTTCACACTATACGAGTCAAGCAACCTGGGGAAGGTAAATATACATGGGTTAAAGTTTTAGCACCACCGGGCACTACTAAAATGGATGTCTATCAAAATAAAGATAAAATCAATGTTGTTAATGGACATGTTGATGATGAAGGTAGAAGTCAATTGGGATTAGGGCCAATTCAAAAACTTGATCGTAATCGTATTATGATCAAATATGATGAAGATGGTGGAACTTTAAAAGATGGTGTAATTGAACTTCGAAGAGGGGTTGATGATTTGAATATGGGTCGTTCTGGCTACGCTCAGGTTAGAATTGGCGTAGAAGGAAATAACTTTTTAAAAGGAATGGCTATGTATTCAGATAACCTTCCTCCAGGAGTTGATGTTATTTATAACACTAATAAGAAAAAAGGAACTCCTGATAATGATGTTTTTAAGCCAATGAAAGATGATCCAGATAATCCATTTGGCGCAACAATTAATAGCCAAAAAGGTGCTTTAAATATTGTTAATGAAGAAGGAGATTGGTCGACTTGGTCTCGTAGTATTAGTTCTCAAGTATTATCAAAGCAAAGTCCTAAAACGGCAAAAAAACAATTGGATTTAGCATATGAATTGCAGAAAGAAGAATTTGATGAAATATCTTCATTAACAAATCCTGCAGTTAAAAGAGCCCTTTTAAAACCATATTCAGATGGACTTGATTCCGAAGCCGTTCATCTAAAAGCAGCATCCTTACCTCGTCAAGAATCAAAAGTTATATTACCATTAACGAAAATTGGAGAAAATAAAATATATGCGCCTTCTTTTAGAGATGGAGAAAATGTTGTTTTAATTCGTCATCCACATGGTGGAACTTTTGAGATTCCAGAACTTGTTGTCGATAATAAAAATAAACAAGGTCGAGATTTATTAGGAATGGCTAAAGATGCCATTGGAATTCATCCTAAAGTAGCTGAAAAACTGTCGGGTGCCGACTTTGATGGTGACACAGTAATTGTTATTCCAAATAAAAATCGAGATATTAAAACTTCAGCATCTTTAAAAGATTTACAAAATTTTAATCATAAAGCACTCTATAAATATTATGATGGTATGCATGTAATTACAGATAGAGAAAAACAATTGGAAATGGGAAAAGTTAGTAATTTAATTACTGACATGACTATTAAAGGTGCTAGCCCAAATGAAATTGCAAGAGCTGTTCGACATTCAATGGTTGTAATCGATGCAGAAAAGCATAAATTAAATTACAAGCAATCATATATTGATAATGGTATTGCCGATTTAAAAGTTAAATATCAAGGTGGTAAAGATAAAGGTGCATCTACTGTAGTATCAAGAGCTAAATCAGTAAAATATATTAATGATAGAAAAGAATCTATTTATATAGATCCTGTTACTGGCAAAAGAACTAAAGGAATTGATCCAAGGACAGGAAAAAAGATATATGAGGATACTGGTGAAACCTATATAAATAAAAAAGGTAAACTTGTAGTTAGAAAAATAAAGTCTACAAAAATGGCTGAAGAAGAAGATGCCTTTAAACTATCATCAGGCACTGATATTGAAAAAATATATGCAGAGCATGCTAATAAACTTAAAGTATTAGCTAACAAAGCTAGAAAAATGTTTGTAGAAACACCATCTGTAGAATATAGTCAATCTGCAAGGAAGACCTATGCTAAAGAAGTAGAAGCATTAAAATCTAAATTAACAGAAGCTATTAGAAATCGCCCCCTAGAAAGAAAAGCCCTACTACTTGCAAATACAACCCTTACTTCTAAAAGAAGGGCCAATCCTGATTTAACCCCCGACCAAATAAAAAAGATACGGGGTCA